TTTGCGACAAAGCCGGCAACGAAATCAACCTCTCCATTCAGCAGGCAGACGTTGTCAGCTACACCGCAGGTATCGTAACCGCGCTCAATTTCAACGGTTGGGTGCTTTGGGGCAACTACACAGGCTGTTGGCCTGCAAGCTCTGATGTTTCGGACTACTTCATCTGCACCAATCGTATGATGGACTTCGTGTGCAACACGTTCGTCAATACCTATTGGTCGCATCTTGACCGTCCTCTCACAAGAGTGAGAATTGACGCTATCGTAAACAGCTTCAATTCTTGGCTCAACGGTCTTACCCACGAGGGCAAGCTCTACGGCGGTCAGATCGAGTACGTTGCGGCTGCTAATCCCACCGCAAATCTCATTGCCGGCAAGTTCAGACTTGATACGAGAATGGCTTCTCCTGTTCCGGCACAGGAAATCAATATGTATGTGGAGTTCGATGTTGAGTATCTCACATCGGCTCTCAATGCATAAGTAAGGAGGAAAGCAAATGAACGCTGGTGTTATCAACTTTGCCGTTTATGAGAACGGCACCGAATACCTTGGCCTTGCAAAGATCACTCTTCCCGATATGACGAACAAGATGCTCACCGTCAACGGCGCGGGCATTCCTGGCGACATCGACGTACCTGTTCCCGGGCACAGAGATGCAATGAGCGTTAAGATCGAATTCATTGACGCTCCTCAGGCGGCATACAAGCTCGCGGAGCATCGTCAGCACATTCTCGATTGCCGTGCGGCTCACGAGGACTACGATGCAACTACAGGCACAATCAAAGTCACTGCTTACAAGCACATTCTCACCGTGCTTCCCAAGTCGCTTGGCGGTGGTACTATTGGACCTGTTGCGGCACAGGCGGTATCGGGCGAATACAGCTGTGTAGCTCGTCAGGACTACATCGACGGCGTATTGATGCTCGATTATGACCCCGCAAACTTCAAGGATGTCGATGCTTCCGGCACCGACAGACTTGCCCCTGTTCGCTCTGCGCTCGGCAAATAATATCAAACCAAAAGAGAGGGCGTTCTGCTTGGAACGCTCTCTCAAAAATTTATAAGAAAAGGAGACACCACTATGGAAAACACCGAAAAGAACACCCCTGCGATTGACGAAACCACCGTCGTTGACGAAACCCCTGCGGTCGATGAAGCCGAGCTTGAAGCTGCTCGCAATGAAGCACGCAGAAATGCCGTCAAGTTTTTTGAGATCGAATTCAAGAAACCTATAAAGTACAACAACAAGGAATACACCAAACTCTCGTTTGACTTTGAAAAGCTGACAGGGTGGGATGGACTCGCTATCGAGGAAGAACTTCAGATGATGAACAAGGCGGTTATCGTGCCTGCATTTTCGGGAGAGTATCTTGTCAGAATGGCAGCAAGAGCTTGCACCGAGAGAATTGGAGCAGACATTTTCAATGTTATGCCTCTCAAAGACTATAATCGCATAAGGTCCGCAGCACGCTCTTTTTTAATTCTGTCGGAGTGACAGTAGGCGACGGGGGGCGATGGGTAAGGCGACAGGCAATGCGCTTATCGCAGAACTACCACACCCCCGTGTCCTTTTGGCTCTCCGAGCCTTATAGGAGTCTGTCAGCTTGGATCAAAACCAATAACGAGTTGGTAGACGAACAACGCAACAAAAAATAATGATTGAAGGGAGTGGTTGATATGGCTTCGAGAAATGAATACGAAATGCTATTCAAGCTGAGCGCACAGCTCGGTCAGAATTTCAACGGCACGTTTTCTTCGGCGCAAAAGACACTCGCGGCAACGCAAAAAGAAATCCAATCGCTCAACAAGCTTCAGTCGGATATATCCTCTTACACCAAACAGCAACAATCTGTTGATGCACTGAAAACCAAACTTTCTACGTATCAGCAACAGTTGCGCAACGTCCAACAGGAAATTTCGGCATCGGGCGAATATAGCTCTGCTCTTGCGAACAAGGAGCTTGATCTGAAACAGAAGATTGAGCAAACCGAGGCTTCGTTAAGACAGAAGACGGAAACGCTCGACCGTATGGGAGACGCGCTCTCCGAAGCGGGCGTTGATATGAGCAACCTTTCGGGCGAGAGTGAACGGCTCGGAAAAGAGGTTGACGACCTTAAGGAGAAACAGGAAAAGGCGGCAGACGAAGCACAACGCTTTGGTGATGTTGGCGCCAATTCCGCTATCGCGGTAGCTGACGCTCTTGCGGCGGCAGGTATCGCAAAGATGCTTAAAGAAATCTACGAAGCGTACGGTGAATGCATCGTTGGCACCGCCTCGTTCGGTGATGAAATCGGTACCGTTTCTGTTCAGTACGGTATCGCGGCACAGGACCTGCAGGCGTATTATTACGCAGCCGAGCTCGTAGATGTCAGCGTGGAAACGCTCACCTCTACAATGGCGAGAAACGTCCGCGCTATGTCCTATGCACAGGACGGTACAACTCGTTATGTTGACGCATACAAACAACTCGGCGTTGAGGTAACAAATGCCGATGGCTCTCTCCGCAATAGCGAAGATGTTTATTGGGATGTTATCGACGCTCTGGGTGATATGGAGAACGCGAGCGAGAGAGATGCGGTTGCTATGGAGCTTCTCGGCAGAAGCGCACAGCAAATCAATACCTTAATCGCCGCAGGCTCTGGCGTTATGGACGAGTATTCGCAGATGGCTGAAAAAGCCGGTTATATTATGGACGAGAAGATGTTGGCGAGCGCTATGGCTCTTGACGATGAACTTCAAATCCAAAAGAACAATATGACCGCGCTGAAAAACACCATCGGCGCACAGTTCGCCCCCGAAATCACGGCGGCTCTTAAACTGTGGAATAATATGCTCGCAGGTATGACGAAATTCGCCGAAGAAAATCCTGTGATTGTAAAATCCCTTGTCGTTCTCGGTCTTGAACTTGCCACAATCGTAGGCATCTATGGCGGCTATGTTGCCATAAAGAAGACCGCTACCGCGCTTAAAGCAGTGAGCGCGGCTCTTACGGCGAAAGATGCCGCAGCTTCGACTGCTGATGCCGCGGCGAAAACAGCACAAGCGACAGCAACAACAGCGGCTACAGCGGCTCAAACAGGCTTAAATGCCGCTATGATGGCAAACCCGATAGGCTTAATTATTGGTGCAGTGGCTCTTTTGACAGTGGGTGTTGTGGCTCTCACAACGGCTATGAACAAAGAAGCCGACCAAGAAGAAAAGCTGACCGCCGTTACCAAGAAGCACAAAGCCGAGCGTGAACAGCTCAACGCCGAGTACGAAGAGGCGTGTGAGGTTTACGGCGAAACCTCCGAGGAAGCATCTCGTCTCCGTTACGAGATGGAGGAACTGGATGCGACTATTGAGCAAAGCGGTCAAACGGTAGAGGAATTTGTTGACGAATGCAACGAGCTTGCAGAAAGTTCCAAGCAGGCTATCGCAGACTACAAGGAAGCGACAGAGGAAATTCGCCAAAACGAACTAAGCGCTTTCGCTCTCATACAAAAGCTCAGCGACCTCGCAGCGCAGAATGAAAAAACTGCCGCCACCGAAGAAAAGATGAAGAACATCATCGCGGAGCTTAACGAGCAAATCCCCGACCTCGCTCTTTCCTACGAAGATCTTGCAGCTGATACCGAAAATTACGTAGCAGCTATGAAGGCTCTGGCTAAACAAAAAGCAGAGGACGACAGGCAGCAAGCGCGAATGGAGGAATACTCCAAAGCAATCACTCGGCAGTCTTCGCTCATTCAGCAGATTTCAGAATTGGAAGAAAATTTGCGTTTGGAGAGGGAGAGCGATAGTGAGTCTTGGGAAGCGGTTGATGCCTACAGCAAACAGCTTGCTGCGCTTCGGACTCAGCTAACCGAAACGAAAAATACAATCTCTACTATCGAGCGCGAATGGGAAGAATACGCCGAAACGATGGGCGACGGTGCGCTTTCTGCGGAGGAATTTGCAAAGCAAGAGCGCCTTGTTGCCGAAGCTGCAAATGCGGTTGCAACAGGCTATATGACCGCAGAACAAGCCGCAAAATACTACGGCGTTGATCTCTCCAAGGTTGAAGCCAAGACAGAAGAACTTGACTTCACGTCCTCGGCTCTTGCATCGGCTCTTAAAGCGGTACGCAACGGCTTTTTGACCGCAGAAGCGGCGGCAAAGGCTTACGGTGTAACCGTTGAGAGCATAGGTGCATACCGAAACATAACCGACATCACAAGCGAAATCAACGAACTGTCCGAAGCATATCACAACCTCTACCAAGAGGCAGAGGATAGCATCAAGGGACAGTATCGGCTGTGGGATAAAGCGGCCGAGGTTATTCCTGCTGATTTAGCAGAGATAACAACAGCTCTTGAAACACAGACTGCATATTGGCACGACTACAACACAGACTTGAAGAGTCTGAACGAAAGAGCCAAGGACATCGAAGGCCTTTCGGAGATGGTTGCTTCTTTTGCCGATGGTAGCGTGGAAAGCGTGAACATCGTCGCAGGCTTGGCACAGGCGAGCGACGAAGAAATACGCCAAATGGTCGAACAGTGGAAAGAACTCTCCGAAGAGGAAACTGCCGCAACCGAGACTCTTGTAGAGTCCAAGGATGAATACACCGACACAATCGAAGCTCTGAAACAACAGCTTGAACAGACCATTGATGACCTCAATCTTTCGGAGGAAGCCAAGAACGCAGCAGAAGCTACAATGGACGCTTACATCAAAGCTCTTCAAGAGGGCGCGGATGAAGCCGTGCAGATAGCCGAACAGCTTGCAACGCAGGTCGGCACCGCGCTGAGTTCTCAGCAAGACACGACCAGCGGCAGTTCTTCTACACCTTCCTCGTCCGGCTCCAAAGGCACCTACCAAGACTATTTGGACTCTATGTACTCCAAGTATATGGGAACTGCCCCTACAGCCGATAACAGATGGAGTTCTTATTCAGAGGCGGCGGATGCAGGATTTTCCAACATTATGACACGTACCGAATGGGGACGAAGAAACTCATCGTCGGGAAGCAGTTTCGTTTCTCCCGTTGCGCCGACTCCGAAAACTACAGCCACTGTTGTAAAAGGAGAAAATACAGGCCTCAATATGTTCGCAAAGACATACACCGCGAGCGAATATAATTCGATGCTTAAAACCGACGAAAGTGGAAATACCTATATTCCCTACACAGCAAACGGGCACAACGCCTATGTAAAGCTCGGTGAAGGCTATGACTACGAGAAAGATAAAAAAGGAAATTACAAAGTCGATTTCCATTCGTGGAAAACGCTTTATGACCTGACTACCACTTATCACAGCGGCGGTCTTGTCGGTGGAGTTGCCACGCTATCCGCAGGCGAAGAATTTGCCAAGCTCTTGGAGGGAGAATTCGTTTCCAACCCGGCTCAAATGAAGCGTTTTATGGAAGATACGCTTCCACAGGTCGCAGAATACGGAGCCGAGAACGCCGTTCCTGTCGCCGAAGCGCAGTCCTCGCAAGGTATCACCTACACCGTAACAATTGCCCCGAACTTCACCTTACAAGGTGTTGATGGCGATAATATGGAAGATAAATTCCGCGAGTGTGGAGATATGGTCGTGGATATGGTCATTGACAGGCTTGAAGAAATGGGAATAGATGCGAAAAGAGGTGCTTACGTCTGATGAAAAAATATACTACCGTACAAGGCGACAAGTGGGATAGCATTGCTTTCAATCAGATGGGTACCACGGATCACACCGACAAGCTGATGAACGCGAACACAAAATACAGAGATATCTTTATTTTCCCTGCGGGCATCGTGCTTGATATTCCCGAAGTGAGCGAGCGGAACTATGACGATCTGCCGCCTTGGAAGAGGGTGGGCGGATGAGCAACGCGAACAATGCAAGGCGTAGT